TTAACGGAAAATTTGCTTAAAGACCGTAAACTAACATAGCCGCATCCCTGTTATGCTCATTTGTGCGACTTTGCCAGCCCGTTATTGCCTTGAAACTCTCGCCTGTAAGTTTGGTTACATTTCGCTTAGGAGCAACCATTTCGTACTTGACATTTTTTTTCGTCTTGCACAAGTCTGAAAGAAAATCATCCCAGATGCTTGCATCACGCTTTACAGAGCCGACACCTTGCAGTTTCTTCCGTTCTTGCTCACGGCTCATTCTCTCTGTTCCGAACCAAGTTCTTTGCCGTGGGTCTTCCACACGCACAACTACCTCAATACCCGATTGGACATACTCATTCACAATATCCATTGCCTTGTGGATAGCCATTGTTTCAAGCAAGAGAAACTGCCCACTTCCCCATATAGCCACGCCTGTATGTATTCCCGTGTCTATGCCGATATAAGCCTTTCCAATTATCTTAGCCATTGCCACGTTTGATTTTGATATACTGATTACCTGTATTTACATACTGTAAGGTCATAATGTACATAACCCTGTAAAAACTATCACGCCCCGCTATTTTGATAATGTCCTTTTTGAGTTTACGAGGTAAACGAAGAGGCGTATTCCTGTCTTTCTTTCCCATGTTACTTTGCATTTTTATATTCTTTCATTGCCGAGTGCAAGCTGCTTGTACTGTCAAGCAGCTTAATGAGCCTATCAACATCAACTGTCTTTTCTCCGTCCAGATATGCCCATACGCTACGCAATGCGTCCGCAATGGCTTTAGCTTGCTTACTGTCCTTGAGGGCACTCTGTACCTCTTTGTTGGTTGCCGTTGTCTTGCCGTTTGCTTTTGCAGTTCTTAGAGCTGTCTTCGCTGCCCTTACTTGGTCGTTCTCATGGGCGTATGTGCTGCTAATCTCCCTTGCTGCCTTTGCCGACAATTCACCGTTGGCAATTTTATCTTGTAGGTATTGCGGCAAATCCAACAGCGAGAGGCACTTGCTGATAAATGCGGGCGATTTTTTGAACTTTTCGGCAATCTCAACTTGCGAATAGCCAAATTCTTCTTTGAACCGCCTAAACATTATAGCGCACTCCAATTCAGAGAAACGCTTGCCCTCATTGCGCATCATCTGTTCAATGTAGAGTTGTTCGGTGGTTGCGCCCTTTGGAGCTTTAAGAGCCTTAATGAACGGAATGGTTGCACCCTCACTTATGGCAAGCATGGTCGCACGGTATCTTCTTTCACCATCCACCAGCTTGTATTTCTCCACTCCATCCTCCTTGAATGGAATGACGGTAACGGGGTTAAGCACACCGTTTGCCTTTATCTGTTCTTTGAGTTCGTTCAAATCGAAATCTCTACGCACGTTAAAACCGTCCATAACCACAATGTTACGAGGGTCTATCAGAAACAGGTCTGTGCGTTTTTTTGCGTTCAATTCCATATTAAATTCGTTTTTGTTAATACTTTAGAAATTATACATAGCAAAGATGAATGGCGAAAGCACCAGCAAAAGCACTCCTAATACCAATATCAAGAAGATTGTTACAAGGCACCCCTCTGAACTTGGTTCGCCTTTCATTAAGTATTCACATTCTTCTAATTTCTTTTTCAAATATTCTTCTTCTGTCATATCGTTACATTTAGAATAAATACTGTTGCCGTTGTTCCCATTCAAGCCGCTTCATTGCCTTTTCAAAGTATTTCGGCAAAATCTCGCAGCCTATGAAGTTGCGTTTTTCCAAGTAACACGCAATGGCAGTTGAAAAGCTGCCAGCATACGCATCAAAGATGGTATCGCCCTCATTGGAGTGTAACATCAACAAGTGGCGCAATAGGCTGATTGGCTTTTCTGTTTCGTGTAATCTGTTCTTTGCCTGTGGCGGTTGGTCGTGAAATGTTTTCATCTGCAGTTCATATCCGAGGTTGTTGTAAGTAACACCCTTTGAACGGACATAAACTATAAATTCAAGATTGTTGATGTAGCACCCATTCCCCAACGGCATAGGGTTTGGCTTATCCCATACGAGCAAAGTTGCCACATATCCCTTGTTCTCCCACCATGTCATTATTCGCCCAATTTGCTTGTTGGAGCAAAACACGCAGATGTTCACGCCTTTACAGATACGCTCAAACTCGCTAAATACCTTGTCGTAGTCAATACCTTGCGAAACGAAGTAAAGGGAGCTGTTCTTTCGTGATTGAATTTGCTTTCGTGTGCAAAAATCACCATGTGAGCCGCCACCGTTCAAGTCCAAGTCGTAGGGTATATCAGAAAGTATGAAATCAACGCTGTTGTCTGGCATTTCTTTCATCACCTCCATGCAATCGCAATTATAACAAGTGCAATTGCCAAAAATTATGCGGTCACTCTTCATTGTCAAAGTAATCTTGGTTTTCGTCCATGAAATTGTCAAGTGCATCATCGCACCATGTACCCTCACAAGTACTATCGCATATACGGTCTATTTCGCCATTGCGCCACGGACAGTATTCACAAATTTCTTCACCAAGTATATTTTTGTATTCTTCTCTGCTCATAGTCGTATCTGTTAAACAGGCTAATATCTGAATGGTGTAAAGTGAATAACCACACCCTCGAAAAGATTGCTCTTACAACCACACTTGCCAAAGAAATAATCTACGAAGTCTTCAACGCTCAATCCGTCATTGTTAGCAATGTCTTCTATCGGCACACGCTTGTTATCAATCCAGCATTGGGGCAGCGCATCGTCAGACGAATATGTCATTGTTATGTGTTGCAGCCCTATCTGGGCAAGCTTCTTTATCTCTCGTTGTTCTGAACGGTACGGTCTTTCCGTCCATTCACGAATGGAAAGTATCTTCTTCCCGCTGTTCACCTCATCACAAAGCTTTGCCCATAGCCCTTTTTCATCCATACGGACAGTATGTATCTTGTGGTTGGCATAGAGCAAATTCGCAAACATGGTCGGTGTTCCAGCCTTGGTATGCTTAACAGGGAACACCCTGTTAAGCATTAGTATTACGTTTTTCTTCATGCGTAAATTGTTTATCAAACACACATTGCGGGTAAAAATAAAAGGCTACTTGCGCCTACTACCCCCGTGTAACTCAATCACGTTGAAACTCTTGAAGCGGTCTATCAGACGGCTTTCAAAGCGTTCTTTCAGTTCGGTAACAGTAAGGTTGCTTGTAATGTGATACCGCTTTCCGTACTGTTGGTATATCTCATAGCGAGCGAAAAGAAATTCATCGGTAATCTGGGTAAGCAGCGTTCCGAAACTCTTTTGCTTTTCTGTTGCAAGTCCGAGGTCGTTAAGACATACAGCAAATGGCATAACACCATCGTAGCACTCTTGCGAGCTTGCGCCCTTAACCTCATTGTAGGTGTACTTGTCAATGTGTCCATACACCTTGTGGTAGTTCATAAGTTGCGTCATACTGATATTGCGAAACATATTCTCGTTATTGGTTACTCTTAGATAGTCAGAGAATATTTGCATTATCATTGTCTTGCCTGTGCCTGGTTCTCCAATAAGCAAGATATTCTTGTGCAACTTATAGTTTTCGTTGGGGAATACGTTTTCTGCTAAAATGCAGTTGTTAAAGTAGTAGGTCAAGAAGCGCAACACCTTAGAGTTGTGTTCATCAACAATAAAGTCGGAAAACTCACGCAGCATATAGTTCTTGCCAATGCTGACAATGAGATTAACGTGCTGTGAATACTCTTTAGGGTCTGTTAGGTCGTATCTAAAACCTTTCAGAATACCCTTTCTGTGTTGGACTGTCAGAGCTTCCGCCCGCTGTTTCGTCAAGTGGAATCGTTCCGCTTGCATATCCTGTATGATTTTCATTGCCTCTTCCTGTGTCTTGGGCAGTTGAAGCTGCTTTCCGTTGAGTACCATATTTAATATATTCTCCGTTATACCTATCAACTACCCAATTAAGGATAGCCTTATAATCTGACTTGTACCGCTTGCCTTTTGAACCTTTATAGTTGTCAAGTATCTCTATCATCCGCTTTGCCGCATCCTCTCCGTGTTCGGCACAGAGCTTGGCGTATTCATCACGGGTAAGTTTGACACATTCGGCATAGTTGTACTTTTTCTTTTTCTCCACCATTTGCTTTTGCTTTTCTGTGAGTGGTGGCGGTGCATCATCGCTACTTGGCTCGTTAGGGAATAACAAAGGCTGTTCTTGTTTAGAAGTAGGCGGTGACTCAATAGGGCTTGGTGTTGCAGCCTTATTCCCTTTTTTCGGTGCTTCGCTAATCCTATGCTTCATCGCATCGCCGCCTTTCTTGCCAGCATTGCGCCTTTTTTCGCTTATATCAGCTTGTTTCACCATGTCAGCGGAATAGTACACGCCTTTGTGGTTTAACGACAGCACACCGCAATCTATGAGTTCCAGTATCGGTTCATCATCAGTACACCCAGACAATGCTACCAACTCGTTAAGCGTATATGGCGCATTGTTTGGCTTTACCAACATTCCACGTTGGGAACTTTCCCACATATAGCAGAGCAAACCGACCCACGCACCCTTTGCCATAAGCGAAAGGGTATTGACACGAGGGTCTGTAAGCCAAGCCCCCGTGTCAAAAGGCATAAGTGAGTGTTTCCGCTTATCTGCCATACCCCTTAGTGTTTATGCTTCCATAATGGCAATGTCGGGCGCAATCTCACGGATTTTACCTACAACATCGTCAATGCAACGGTCAAGGTACTCATCTGCTACCTCCTTGGCACCAGGCGATACGAGTTGCAAGTACACCTCTCCGTCTGAAAGGTAATGGTCGAACTCCACAACAATAGGTGTCTTCTCCGTACCTTTGAAGATGGCGATATTGACAGTGAAGTCCTTTGGCAGATTGCTTTCCACCTGTGTACGGTACACATCAGCACGACTGCCAGACGGGTCACGCTGCTTCTCAATCTCTGACTTTGCATTTGCAGTGAAGTTCTTGAGGGCAGAAACGAGTTTCATGTTTTCCTCTTTCTTGTCGAACACGGCACGGTTAAGGCGTAAGAACTGTCCGAGCTTTGCGGGAATCCAGCCCATCTTCTCATCGTTGATGTGGAATTTCTCGAAGATTTCAGAGTAAGCAGCCTTGCCTGTGAATGTGGACTTGGTGTAGTTGTCACGCTCGTTGATAGTAAGCGTGATAGTCATTGCCTCACGGTTCACAACAATGTTGGCTTCCTTCTGGTCAATCGTATCAACTCGCTTAACGAGCCAATCAAGCGGTGTAGAAAGCACACCCGCAGCATCAATGCTTTCGGGCTTTTTGAGTTCCAACTGCTGAACCTCTGGTGCAACACCCTCACGCAATACAATCTCAATAGGCTTTTCGCCTGTGTAGTTGCCGATATTAACGGCAATCTTTTCGTTGTTCTTTTCCATTTTTCTTTTGGTTTACTTAGTGAATAAATTAGTTGTCTGTTCCTGTTCTACGCACGAATTGCATAACAGTACGCTGGCGTTCTTCTGGGGTAATCGGGCGTTCCTCCAACTTGTAGCCTTCGGGCGAGTAGAATGCAGTCTTTCCCTCGTCCACATCTACAAACTTGAAACAATCTCCCTTAACGTACTCGCCACGGGCTTTCAGCTCATCAAGGATAAGTCCCCGTCTTTCCAACAGCGGCTTAATGCGTCCCTTATAGTCCGCTCTGATTTCAGCGAGTTTGTCTTCAAGCTCTGACACTTGGATAGACACGTTCTCCAGCTCCTCACGCCTTGCGTTCACTTCGTGCTGCTCAAACTTGCGTGTATAACTACGCTCTACGATTTGGTCGCAGTTGTCACGCAATAGCTGTTCCCTTTTTTCAACGGGTTCTTCAGCAAACATTAAATCTTGCATAACTTTCTGTTTTTGGTTCAACAATTATTTTAAGCGTTCTCCAACTTTGAAATTGTATGCGAGGTATTCTGTCCACAACTCCAAGAACTGTGTTCCAAAATATCTTGCCTTTTCGTATGTATCAAGGCACAAGCGGAAGCCAC